TACAACTGGTTTTGTTGGAGTTGGTTCTACTGCCTACCCTTACGCTTACTTTACTTGGGGTAGATTTGGTGAGGTTGATCGTGCTGCTAGACCAGTTTATGCAAATGTCAAGGGATTAAATTATGACCCACAAATGAGCGAATATCCCATTGTACAAAGAAGGGGTGTTGGACTGAGAGGGACGGGGGGTCTTCCGAAACGATTATAAATACAAAAAAGTTAGACCTTTCGCCCGCTCATAATAATGGCAGCCATTATCACCGATCAATTTAGGGTCATTAACGCAAATAATTTTGTAGACTCCGTAATTGATGGATCTAATTCATATTATACATTTTTAGGTCTTGCTAATCCGACTATTGCGGGTTATGGAAGAACTAGCACTTGGAACAGTACGACTGTCCAACCTCCATCACCAATTGATAATATCAGTTATGTCAATCATGTTTATGACACGATGCTGTTTGGGCGAAAGATTCTTCCTGGTGATGTAAGACGACTAGTTCGCAAAGTTCAATGGACAAAAGGTACATCATATGATATGTACCGTCATGACTACAGCACAAATAACAGGTCTCTGGTTTCTAACTCCAGCAGACTATATTCTGCAAATTATTATATAATTAACCAAGACTTCCAAGTCTACATTTGTATTAACAATGGTTCTGCTGGAATTACCTCAGTAGCGAGTGCTTCTCTCGATGAACCAACATTTACTGATTTGGAGCCATCCGCTGCTGGGACGAGTGGTGACGGTTATCTATGGAAATACCTCTTTACTGTTCCTCCCGCCGATATCGTTAAATTCGACTCAACTGAATATGTAGCTGTTCCTAACGAATGGTTAAACTCTACAGATAATGAAATTAAAGTTGTTAGAGATAACGGAGATTCCACTATCAATAACAACCAAATTAAAGTCGTTTCTATCGATGAACAGGGAGAAGGATATGCATTCCTGTCTACTCCAGTAGAAGTAGACATTTTGGGTGATGGTAGTGGAGGTAAAGTAAGAATTCAAACCAACACAAACGGACAAATCATTTCCGCTACAGTTACTGCTGGTGGTCAGGGATACAGTTTTGGAAGGGTTGATCTTTCTAGTATTAATGGTTCTGTTACAAAGTTTGCCAAACTGACTCCCATCATTCCGCCGTCCAGAGGACATGGTTATGATTTGTATAAAGAACTTGGCACTGATAAGGTTCTAATCTACTCTAGATTTGACAATTCTAGTTACGATTTTGCTTCCGATACGACATTTGCTCAGATTGGTATCCTTAAAAACCCAATTGCAGCTGGTGCTGGATCTACTGCTGTTCTCAACACATCAGAATTTTCTAACACTAAAGCAATTAAGTTTACAGGAAGCAGCGCACAACCACTCGCAATTGGATCTAAGATTCAACAAGCTATTCCTGGAATTGGAACTGCAAAGGGTTATGTAGCTTCTTATGATGCATCCACTCAGGTCATCAAGTATTTCCAAGACAGAAATCTTTATGTTGACCAGATTTACTACGATGCAACTGATAGCATCAGCGTTGCTGGTGATGCGGCAGTTTTGGAGTTTTCTTCTTCTGGAAATGCTGTTACTGCAGATGGTGGATTTAGTGTAAACATTGATTCTGGTTTCTCTGGAATTTCAACAACTACTCCTTCGGGTAAAGTTGTTGATCTAGGTGTACAATTCACCAGTGGTCTTGCGCCATCCGAAATAAATAAAAGGACTGGTGAGATCATTTACCTTGATAATAGACCTTCTATTACAAGGAATGAGCGTCAAAAAGAAGACATCAAAATCGTTTTAGAATTCTAAGAAGATGCCACAACAGACTAACCTCAATGTAAGTCCATACTATGACGACTTTGATGCCGAGAAGGGGTATCATCGAGTCCTGTTCAAACCAGGATTTCCCGTACAGGCTAGAGAACTTTCTACCTTACAATCTATCCTGCAGAATCAGGTAGAGACATTCGGTAGTCATATCTTCAAGGAAGGATCCATTGTTATCCCTGGATCATGCACATTTGATGGGCAGTATTATGCGGTTCAAGTTAATCCAACTCACTTAGGCGTTGATATTGGAGCATATGCCTCTCAAGTCGTTGGTAAAATAATCAAGGGTCAGACATCTGGAGTTACTGCAAAAGTAATTAATTATATTAGTGCTACTGAGTCTGACAACGACAACGATACTTTTTTCGTAAAATATATCAAGTCTGCTAATACTGGCGATTTTGAGTTTTTCAGTGACAATGAAGTTCTAGTTGCTGAACAGGCATTTTCTTTCGGCGGTACAAGCATTAATGTTGGTGGAACATTTGCATCTACAATTGAACTGAATGCCTGCAGCATTGGATCTGCTGCATCTGTTGATGAAGGTGTATATTTTGTTAGGGGTAATTTTGTTAGGGTACAGAAGCAAACAATTATCTTAGATCAATATAATTCCCAACCTTCTTATCGTGTTGGTCTAAAAATTGTAGAAAGTGCAATCAGTGCTAAAGCAGATAATACACTTTACGACAACGCAAAAGGATTTTCTAACTTTGCTGCTCCTGGAGCAGATAGACTTCAAATCAAACTAGTTCTTGCTAAAAAAGCAGTTACTGATTTTGAAGATACTGACTTCGTAGAAGTTCTTAGAATTGATAACGGAACAATTCTTTCTATTAAGAAAGACACCGAATATTCTAGAATCAGAGATTATATTGCATCCAGAACATTTGATGAGTCTGGCAACTATTCTGTTGAGAAATTTATTGTTAATGTTGAAGAGTCTCTAAATGACAGACAGGGGAATAATGGCGCGTATTATTCCGATCAAACCACATATGACGGAAACACTCCGTCTGATGATCTTGCTGTATTAAAGATCAGTGCTGGTAAAGCATATGTCTATGGATATGATATTTCTACAGATGGTCCAACAACGATTGACATATTCAAACCCAGAGAGACTCAAGAAGTCAAGAATAAGGCATTCCCATTTGAAATGGGGAATAAATTTGTTGTCAATAATGTCGTAGGTCTCACTACCTTTACAAATAGAATTGATCTCTATAGTGGTCCTTATTCTGGAGCAACAAATGTTGCTGCGGGAACTAGTGTAAAGATCGGAGATGCTAAAGTATATACTATTGGACTGAGAGATGCTGAATATAAAGATGCATCTACAGAATTCAATATGTACTTGTATGATGTACAAACATATACAACATTAACACTAAACGATAATGTTAGTGCTACCGAACTGATTGAATCCGCATACATTGTCGGTAAAGAAAGTGGTGCTAGTGGATATGCAGTTGCAGCTGGATCTGGAACTAGTACTGTTAACATCACACAAACATCTGGAAACTTCAGATTGGGAGAACAAATCCTAATCAATGGAGTACAAGAACTCCCCAGAGCTATTGAGAACATCAAGACTTATGGGATTAATGATGTTTACAGTTTCCAACAATCTAGTACATTCTCTGCAGACAAAAAACTGACAGACCGACTTCCTCCTAGATTTGGAAACGGTCTGATGAGAATCACTGCTGCAGGGACGGTGACTTCTCCTAGATTTGATAGTTTTCAATCATTCAAACCTGGAGATGTTATCAGATACGAATCTGCTACAGATACTGGTGGTGCTGCTCTGAGTGTTCCCACTCAAAATGTTGTTATTTCTATTGCTTCTGACCTTCAATCGATGCAGGTTGGAGCAATGACAACCGTATCTGGTCTGTTTGATGGTGGAGTAAAAGCATTTGAGGGTGCTGTAAAGATCGGTGTTCAAGACAGTAATGTTGAAAATGCATCTTTAATTACTAGACTCCCTGATCTCAATATTGCCAATGTAGATTTCAGCAATTCTACTTTACTACTTTCTGCCCAGGTTACCAACGAAACCACGACTGCTGGTGGCGTATTGGTTGTTCCTATCTCTTCTGTGAATCTTGACGACGCATCTTTCGTTGCATTTGATCAAGAGAGATATCAAGTACAATACTCTAGTGGGACAATCGCTGATATTGATGAGTCCCAAGTTCTTGTAACTCCAACATCTCTTACTATTTCTGGACTGACGCCAAGTCAATCTAACATCAAAGTTAATGTAACTGTCTCTAAGGCAAACATCAAGAATAAAGTAAAAGAGTACAAGAGATCTCAAAAAGTTTCTATCACAAGATCTACAAACAGAAGATCTGGATCTGACCCCAACACAAGCGTTAACGATGGTCTGACTCATAGTGAACTCTATGGTATTAGAGTTCAGGACAGAGAAATCTGTCTCAACTATCCAGATGTAATTGATGTAGTAGCAATCTATGAGTCTCTAGATACATCTGCCCCAATTCTCGATAAACTGACATTCTCTTCTACGGATAATGTCTTTGCGAGTGCTATCGTTGGTGAAAATATTTTTGGTACGACTAGCAAAGGAATTGCTAGGGTTGTATCTATTGATGCTCTTAATAGTCAAATTGAAGTTGTATACTTGACAGATGACAGATTCTCTGTCCTAGAGCCACTTGAATTTGAAGAATCTAAGGTTGTTGGGGTTCTTCAAGCATACACTCCTGGAAAGTATAGAGATATCACTACAAGCTATTTGCTAGATAAGGGGCAGAAAAATCAATATTATGATTATTCTAGAATTGTGAGGAACAGAGGAGCATATGTTCCTCATAGACAGTTGTTAGTTGTTTACAATAGATATGATGTGCCCAGTGGAGATACGGGTGATGTATTTACTGTCAATAGTTATGATGAGCAAAGATATTCCAAAGACATTCCAAATATCGGACCTTCTGAGGTCGCTGCTCATGATGTATTAGACTTCAGACCTAGAGTAACTACATTTAATCCTGGTTCTGCATCGAAGTCTCCTTTCTACTATACATCTAGAGACTTTGACGGTGAACCAGATAGAATTTTGACTCCTAACGAGTCAATGACATTTGATTATGATTTCTATCTACCTAGAATCGACAAGTTGATTCTTCTCCCAGATGGATCATTTAAGGTAGAACTTGGCAAAGCATCAAGGCAACCTATTCCCCCCGCTAGCACTAGTATAGGAATGGAGATCGCCACTATTCTTCTTCCCGCATATATGAAAGATGTAGAAGAAGCGAGAGTCTACTTAAAGGATAACCGTAGATTCACAATGCGTGATATCGGTGATCTTGCCGATAGAGTTGAAAATCTTGAACTTGCTACTAGTCTCTCTCTACTTGAAAAGAGTGCCGAGTCTCTACAAATTAGAGATGCTCAAGGTCTTTCTAGATTTAAGTCTGGATTCTTTGTAGACAATTTTAAGACTAGTGACTTCATGGATCCTAGTTCTCCCTGTGAGATTGATACGGATCTTGGTGAACTTAGACCTCTTAGAGAATTTGCTTCTATTGATCTACAAGTAGCACCTGCAACAAATCTCCCCGTTTCTCAGGTTGATTACGATTCAAACTTTAATCTGCTTGATCCCAATACACAAAAAACTGGAGATCTCCTCAGCCTTAAATATGAGGAAGTTGAGTATATCAAGCAAGAGTTTGCAACCAAAGTAAACAACATCAACCCGTTCCATGTTGTTGCATATACTGGTGAACTTAGACTTAATCCGACAGTTGATAACTGGATTAATACTAGAAGAACTCAAAATGTCATTCGTAATACGATTGGTATTACAATCTTCAATAATCAAGTTACAGCAAACTTTAGTTTAACTAGAGGCGGAACTCTGGGTGGATCTGCTACTACAAGAACTAGAGAAGTTGGTAGATCTGTTCAAAGAGATGACATTAGATCTGAAAACACCTTTATCGCAGAGGAAACATTTGATCCATTCTGCCGTTCTAGGAACATTGAATTCAGAGGAATTGGTCTGAAACCCAATACCAGTTTCTATGCTTTCTTTGATAACCAAAGCGGACTTGATATTATTCCCAAACTTCTTGAAGTTAACAATGTTTCTGGATCTTTCCAAGTTGGAGAAACTATTAGAGGTCGTGTTGCTGGCAACAATTTTGAGTTTAGACTTTGTACTCCTAATCACAAATCTGGACCTTTCAATAATCCCACTGAAACATATAGCATTGATCCCTATAACCCAACATCTACGCTTCCTAACGGATATTCTCAGGCATCCACAGTTCTCAACATTGACACAGTAGGACTCGCTGCTCAGGCACAAGGAGCTTTCTTTGGTCTTGTTCTTCCTGGAATGGTTCTGAGAGGATTGACGAGCGGTGCTCAAGCAACTGTTAGTCAAATCAGATTGATTTCTGATGACTTTGGTGATTTGATTGGATCTGTCTTCATCAGAGATCCTAATCAAACTCCCACACCTCAGGTCAGAATCAGATCGGGAAGCAGAGACTTTAAGTTAACATCTAGTCAAACAAACCAAGATCCAGCACCAGGAAGCACTCTTATTTCTACTGCGATTGGTAGATACCTTGCAACTGGAACAACAAGAGTCGTACAAACTGATATTAGAATTACGACTCTTCAGACTACTACGATTACTAACCTCTCTACAATTGACATTAGAGGTACTATTCCTCCCCCGCCTCCTCCGCCGCCGCCAGTTATCATTAACCGCACAACGGTTGTTAATAGAACAGTAGTGGCACCCGCGAGAGCTCGCCGTGTTCAGGTAAGGAGAAGAGACCCTCTTGCTCAAACAATTGTAACAGGACCAGAGGGTGCGTGGATTACTTCTCTTGATGTCTTCTTTTCCAAGAAGAATAGCGGAACCACTCCAGTAACAGTCCAAGTCAGAACAGTAGAACTCGGTACACCCACATTACAGGTGATTGAAAGAAATGCCGTTGCCGTTCTGAGACCTTCTGATATTACTACATCTGTAAATGGATCTATTCCTACAAGGGTAAGATTCAGAACTCCTTTCTATTTGGATCCCGAAACTACATACGCTATCGTACTTGTTTCTGATAGTGACGAGTATGAGGTATTCTGTGGAGAAATGGGTCAAAAAGCACTCAACGCTCAGTTGCTTCCCTCTGCTCAGGGTAAGATTTACTCCCAACAGTTTGCCATGGGATCTCTGTTCAAGTCACAAAACGGAGAAATTTGGACACCATCTCAGTTTGAAGATCTTACATTCACACTCTATAGAGCCAAGTTTACTGCTGATAGCGGTCTTCTTACATTCTACAACCCTCCCATTGAACCCAATAACGGACTTCTCCCTCCTCTAAACTTCGACCCCATTACAGCTCTTCCTAAGAAGGCAAAGATTGGTATCACAACTACATCTAATGCTGGTCTAATTGGAACGGTGTTTACTCAGGGCAGAAAAATTGGAGAAAGTACAGAAACATATCGCTATGGATACATCGATGATAAAGGCGGTCCTGTTCTCGGAACTCCTGGTATTTTAACTGGGGGACGGAATTATGGAACTCCTATCAATCCAGTAAGTACATATAATATTGTCGGTAACGGAGAAGGTCTTACTCTTAACGCTACTGTTGGTTCTGGTATCTCTGCTATCACTGGAGTATCAATTGCATCTTCTGGTAGAGGATACAAAGTAGGCGATGTCATTGGTATTGTTACTGCAGACATGGGTAATGCTGGATCTGGAGTCCGCATCGGTATTAACTCCTTGGGTGGTATCGATACCCTGTATCTGACAGATGTACAAGCAGAGTTATTCAATACGACAACCAATGATCTTCTCTACTATCATGATAGTGGATCTACAATTGACACAGGACTTGATATTATCACATATGATGCTACTGGATCTGTTTACACTGGAGAATATTTCAGAGTAGATTGCAGAAATCATGGTATGCATAGCACCTCTAACAAAGTTATTATTGAAGGTGTTGAGTCCGATGCAGTTCCTACTGAACTGTCAGTTGCTTTGGCGTCTAATGAGACAACAGTTTCTGTTGCTTCTACATCGCAGTTTGCTACATTTGAAGGTGCTACTGTAAGTGCAGCAAACACAGGATATGCATTGATCAACAGTGAGATTGTTTCTTACACATCCGTTGGCATTTCAAGTCTCGGTGGCGTTGTAAGAGGAGTTGATGGAACCAAAGCACTTAACCATTTTCAAAATGATATCATCTCCAAGTATGAATACTCTGGAGTATCTCTCAGAAGAATCAATACAGAGCATGATGTTTCCGCTTTGCTTAGAGATATTGATGAATATCACATTCAAATTAACCGAGGTTCTAGCAGAGGTAGTGATGATGGAACCAACAATATTCCACAGGTTTCCTTTAGAGAAGAAGCTTCTGGTGGCGGAAAGAATGTTTATGCCTCTAGAAACATTCAATATGACGCTGTAAGACCTCTGTTTGCCGCAGCGACATTCGGACCTGGGGACTTTATCTCTCTTCAGTTGAGAACTGTTACAGGCACATCTCCTAACGGTTCTGAGTCTGCTTATGTTGATGATGGTCTAACAAATATCGATTTCAATAGAATTACTCAGTTCGATACAACTCGGATTATTGCATCTCGTGTAAATGAATCTGATAAGCTAGGATCCCTTCCTAGGAGTAAGTCCTTTGGATATACTATCGCTCTGGACAACAATGGCGACGAGTTCAATTCTCCAACGATTAACATCGAAGCTGCATCATCCAACCTGTTTGAAAACAGATTGAATTCTCCAATTGCTGATTATAGAACAGATCCTAGAGTCAACGGCAGATTTGGTGATCCTCATGCTTCTTATTATCTCTCAAATCCGATCTATGTTAAGAATCCTGCTACTTCTCTGAAGGTTATCTTCGAGGCTCGCAGAC